GAACACGCTAAAGGCGATGCACCAAGAGCTAAAGCTTCCTTAAAACGTTGGAAATGCCCTGGCTGGTAATTTATAAACAAAACTAAAGAAAGGTAATTTAATCATGACACCAAAAAAAGTATCTGGATTTGATCCAACTATGGGCATGGGACGATCATCAGGTTTACGCCAAGATGCAAAAAAAGTATATAGATTTGACCCAACTATGGGTATGGGACAATCATCATCTCACGTAAAATTGAAAAAAGGCGGCAAAACTACTACATTACATAGCATCACAAAGAGCAGCAAAAAATCTAATTGGTAAGGGATTAACATGGCGTACTCAGGTACAATTGGCACGACCGTAATCAAAGTACAGGACTTTATTGATGAAGGCGCAAGACGTTGTGGTAAATTAGCTGAAGAACTAACTTCAGAACAACAAATCTCCGCAAGAAGATCATTAAACTTTTTACTTTCGCATTTAATTAATATTGGTATTCAATATTGGGCTATTGACAAGAAGGTTTTTGGCCTCAATGCCAATCAATACATCTATGAGCTACCTCTAGGGTCCAATGACGTTTTAAATGCGTTATATCGCACCATAACACGCCCTACACCCAACGCTGATGGTGCTTACATTACATCAGTAGCTTTATCTACGGGAAACTTAGCAAATGTTTTTGACAGTGACATTGATACTTATGCCATACAAAGTGCAGCTAATGGATATTTTGCCCTCAATTATGGCCTTAATAATTATGTATATGCTGGCTCGATAGGATTTATGCCATACATAGCGAATCAAGGCACTGCAACTTGGTCGTTTACATATGAATACTCTACTGACGGTGCAACATGGCTAACTTTAAAAGACATGCCAGATACAGTTGTGACTGATAAACAATGGATTTGGACAGACATCGACCCTGGCCAGACAGTGCAATACTACCGCGTTAGAGGCTACAACGGCACTACTTTAGCGTTACGTGAGTGGTATGTAGGTGACAATACAACTGAAGTTATGATGTCTCGTTTAAATCGTGATGACTACACTAACTTACCAAATAAAAACTTTACTGCTAATCAGCCATTTCAATTTTGGTTTGATCGCACCATTCCTAAACCATCTATCTATTTATGGCCAACGCCAAGTGATCCGTTCGTTCAAATGACTGTATGGTACTCACGTCAAATCATGGATGTAGGCGCTTTAACTGATGAATTAGAAGTGCCACAACGTTGGTATGAAGCTGTTGTCATGATGTTAGCTCATAGAATGGCATTGTCATTACCACAAATTCCTATGGATCGCATCATGTATTTAGAGAAAATGGCTGCACAATATCTCAATGACGCAGAACAAGAAGAAAGAGATAGATCGCCAGTTTATTTTGCGCCTAACATAAGTGTATACACTAGATAATGCCAAAATGGTTAGATACAACAGGCATGGCATCACTTGCAATTGCCGTATGCGACCGATGCAAAATGAAAAGGCCTTTCTCAGACCTTCAATCTGATTTTAATTTTCCTGGCCTACGAGTATGTAGTTATGGCTGTAAAGATCAGATGGACCCATACCGTCTTGCTGCTCGCAAAACAGAGCGTATCAATTTAAGATTTCCACGCCCAGATGTAAGTGTAGCAACTAACCCCAATGAACTTATTGTTGGAGGATATGGTGGTTATGTCATATCTACAGAAGGTAACAATAACATTGTTCAAAATGATGGAAACTTAGAAGGATTAGAAGCAACTCCACCCATAGTGCCTGCGGAAGAATAAATGGCTAATATACAAATAACCCAATTACCTAATGCCAACGCTCTTGTAGGTGACGAACAAGTACCTATAGTACAAAGTGGTATTACTGTAAAGACTACTACTGGCGCTATTGCTGCGGCTTATGGCCCGTTATTAAATGCTGACTTTGTATTGATCAACTATGATCCTACACTACCAAATAGCCGATATTTATCTACTACTTTACCAATTAGACTTACTGATAATGGCGCTGGATCTAGCGCTGTAATTAGTATAGACCCGTCAGGTGTTACTGCAGGATCTTACACTAACGCTAACATTACAGTAAATTCAAAAGGTCTTATTACTGCCGCGTCAAATGGAACAAGTAATTTTATAACGCTTATTAATACAGGCCTAGGTTTAACTGGTGGCCCAATTACATCATCAGGCACAATTTCTATTGATCCAACTGTAACAGCCACCCTTACAGATATACAGACACTTACAAATAAAACAATCAGTGGATCAAACAATACATTCACTAATATTGGCAACGCATCGCTTACAAATAATTCTGTTACTTACAATGGTGTTAATGTAGCGTTAGGAGCTTCAGGAACAATTACTGCAGCCAATCCTTTTTCATTATCTACTGGCACAGGCCTTACAGGAGGTCCGTATAATGGATCATCTGCAGTTACCATTACTATTGATTCCACTGTAGCAACGATTACAGGCGCTCAATCATTTACAAATAAAACAATTAATGCATCACTCAACACATTAACAAGTATTCCAAATGCGTCATTAGATAACAGCACAATTACAATTAACAGCTCTCCAGTAAGTTTGGGCGGAACCATCACTGTAACTGCAACTGTAACAAATCCACTTACCATTGGCACAGGTTTATCTGGCACAAGTTTTGATGGATCAAGCCCTGTTACTATTGCTATTGACTCTACAGTTGTTACGTTAACTGGCAATCAAACTTTAACTAACAAATCTATTAGTGGCGCTACAAATACATTATCTGCTATACCTAATGTTGCATTAGATAATAGTTCTATCACAATTAATGGCAGCCCTGTAAGCCTTGGTGGATCTATTACAGTTACAGCTTCAATTAGTACATTGACTATTGGAACAGGCCTCACAGGCACAAGCTATAACGGAACTGCTCCAGTAACAATTACAATTGATTCAACCGTTGCAACATTAACAGGCGTTCAAACACTCACTAACAAGACAATTAGCGGCAATGACAACACATTAAGTAACATTGCAAATAGCTCGTTAACTAATAGCGCAGTTACATTTAATGGCTCAACAGTAAGCCTTGGTGGTTCTGCAACTATTACAGCTGTAAATCCTAATGCGTTAACCATAGGAACTGGACTAACTGGTACATCTTACAATGGTTCAAGCGCTGTAACTATTGCTATTGACTCTACGGTAGCAACGTTAACTGGTAGCCAAATCCTAACAAATAAAACACTTACTACGCCTGTAATCTCTAGCATTACAAATACAGGCACCATTACATTGCCTACTTCTACAACAACTTTAGTAGGTAGAGATACTACAGATACACTTACCAATAAGTCTATTAGCGGCTCTACAAACACACTAACTAATATTGGTAATGGCTCATTAACAAATAGCTCAGTTACATTTAATGGAACTACAGTAAGTTTAGGTAGTTCTGGAACTATTACTGCAGCAAATCCTAACGCACTAACAATTGGAACTGGGCTAACTGGAACGTCTTATACAGGCGCTTCAGCTGTAACAATAGCCATTGATAGCACAGTAGCTACTTTAACTGGCGCCCAGACTCTTACTAATAAATCGATTAGCGGATCAACCAATACATTATCAAATATTGGTAATGCATCACTGACAAATAGTTCTGTAACCATTGGATCTACAAGTGTTGCATTGGGCGCAACTACTTCTACATTGTCAGGATTAACAACCGTCACTGTAACTCAAGATCCAACAACAGCACTTCAATTAGCAACTAAACAATATGTAGACGGTTTGGTTGCTTCTGGAATTCACTTCCACGCGCCAGTGCGCGTTGAGTCGCCTACCAATCTGAACGCAACTTATAACCAACCTGGTGGAGCTGGTGACGGTGTTGGCGCAACATTAACCAATGCGGGCACACAAGCTGCCTTGGTAATTGATGGAGTTACCCTTTCAGTCAATGACCGTGTTCTGGTTTATACACAAACAACGCAAACTCAAAATGGCGTGTACGTTGTAACAAGCGTAGGTTCTGTTTCAACAAACTGGATTTTAACTCGTTCTTCTGATGCTGATACATACGGGCTTACTAACCCAACAAATCTAGGCGAAGGATCAACCTTCTTTGTCCAGCAAGGTACAACTGGCGCTGGTACAACCTACACTTGCAACACAGTTGGCGTTATTGTTTTTGGCACAACTAACATCACGTTTGCTGAGATTAGTTCTACGCAAATTTACAGCGCTGGTACAGGATTAACTTTAACAGGTACACAATTTAGTATCACAAACACAGGCGTAACGGCCAATACATATGGTTCTGCATCATCAGTTCCAGTGATTGCAGTTAATGCACAAGGCCAAATTACTTCTGCTACGGATACATCAATTGCTATTGCAGCAAGCCAAATTACATCAGGAACTATTGCTGTAAACCAAGGAGGTACAGGTGCAGTTACACTTACTGGCTATGTCAAAGGAAATGGAACATCAGCATTCACAGCATCAGCAACCGTACCTACTGCAGACTTATCAGGAACAATTAGCAACGGTCAATTAGCTAATAGTTCAATTACAATCAATGGCAGCTCTGTAAGCTTAGGTTCCTCTGTTACAGTTACTGCAACTGCAACCAATGCGTTAACTATTGGAACTGGGTTATCAGGCACATCCTATAATGGGTCAGCTGCTGTTACAATTGCTATTGACAGCACAGTTGCAACACTTACTGGAATCCAAACACTTACTAACAAATCAATAAGTGGGTCAACAAACACATTATCAAATATTGGAAAT